TAGTTGAGTGCTGTGATTCTCTAACATGTAATAATATACCGATAGAAAATGATAAATTTATAGCATAACTAAAACGATGAATAAAAACGCCAATTAAGATCTTTACATATCTTAGACCAAATTGCATCCTGTTCTCTAAGTTTTTCTTTACTTTTAAGTAACCCAAAATATTTTGAGTGCTCATGCATATCAAGAATTTTAAATATTTTATTTAATACGTATGAGTAACTCAAAAAATTTGAGCGATGCGTTGGACAATGACGGTTAAATGGTTCCTGCATGATTTGAAACATATTGATAATAGTTTCTTCTATTTCGCTGGGTAACGTTATTGGTTTATTTCCAGAAACTTTACAATATATTTGTTGCAAATGTTCATACCAGGCAGTTAGTTTATGTTTTTTCAATATAAGTCTAACAGTCGGGGGAGCACATCGTAACGGATCAATACCTCTTTTTCTGAGATCTAACCTTACGATAGAACATATTTCTTCTGGGACATCTGCACTTTCTTTCGATTGGAATTGATTGAGCTTTTCTTTAAGATGATTAATTTTTTTGTATGGATATTTTTGCTTTTCATTTGCAAGTTCTTTATGGCTGGGAATTTCGCTTTCCATAATAACATTTTCTGTATGTCCACACTCTTTACAAACAAAACATCCTTCGGATTGTAAAGAGACTTTTTCTATTTTTTGACCTTTTAATTCTAAACATTCTGGACAGTAAATAACTTTTTCTGCTTTAATTTTTCCGCATGCATAGGCTTTGTTTGTTAGCATTAAATATTTATGCTGCAAAGTAGCTCTATTTAAAATCATGTCTTCACCACCTTCTTGCTGATTTATTCCGGATGATTCCAATGTTTGTGGCTGTGTTTCGATAAAGTTAAATATTGATTTTACGGATGTTGTGGGTTGAATAATTCTACGTTTTTTTACTGGGCGTTTAATTTTCCTGCTTTGTTTACTAATATCATGTAATTGTTGCAATTTGTCTGATTTTGATGGAGCTGACTCAATAAAAAATTCAGTACTTTCATCAATTTGATCATCATAAGCAGATTCTTCATCGTCATTAAACGATACATGTTTAGTAGCAGTGTTCAACGAGTTAGAACTATTAACATCAACAACAGGAGGCGGACTGGTAAATTCTAAATGTTCTGAATCTTCAACAGATCCATAATAAATGCCGGAAGTAATATTATAATAATTAACCAATAAATCTCCAGCTTTACTAACATATTCAAGATATCGAGAATTGTTATCGCATTGAGAGATTTCAAGTTCTAAATTATTAATAACGTTCATAATTTTGGACCGTTCGTGAATATCTAACTCGTTGTTAAATTTTAGCTGATAATTTAGATTGTCTAATTTTTGTTTTTTTTCTGGCAACGATTGAACATTTTGATCTAATTCAGACAAAAAATTTTTGTGCAGTTCGTTTAAGGTTGTCGCATCTGAGCGATATTTTAGTTTCGTTGGTTTGTGTTTGAAGGATGACATGTGTTATATATTATTTTGTTATATTGAAAAGATCTTTAAGTAATATTTTGAAAAACCAACATTTTAAACTAAATAAACGTGTTTTAAACAAAAAAATATTTTATATTAAGCCGGATGTGTCGGCATCAAGCAATATTGAACAATTATATATGATAACAAATTTGAAACAGAATGCAATATGTTTTTACGCACTTAAAAAAATACAAAAAAATAAGATATTTGACTGTAAAAAGTATTACAAGATATCAATATATGAAAATTGCATGTAAAGAATAAATATGGCATCTATATAGAAAATTAACTCTCACGATAAAATCGCAACAAAAAAAAATTTTTTTATTACATTAGAATATACTAATAATATGGGAGGTGGACTTATGCAACTCGTAGCCTACGGTGCTCAAGACGTATACCTTACAGGTAGCGCTCAAATTACTCTATTTAAAGTCGTTTACAGACGTCACACTAATTTTTCAGCTGAACACATGGAAATTCCAATTGAAACAGCTAAACCAGGTGGACGTGTTTCTGTACAAGTGCAAAGAAATGCCGACTTGATGGCAAAGACATGCCACAGAACAACAACCCCAGATTTGGTTCCAACCAACTCCGGATTCAACGGAAAGGTTGCTTGGGTCAGAAGACTTGGTCACGCTTTGATCAAATCTGCCGAAGTACAAATCGGAGGTTCCGCCATTGACAAACACTTCGGTGTATGGCTTGATATCTGGTATGAATTGACTCACTCTGTCAACCATGAACGTGGTTACAACGAGTTGATCGGTGACGTACCAGCTTTGACTACTCTAACTGCTGCAAGCAGCGGTATTACTGGTGGAAGAAACGTATACACACCATTCCAATTCTGGTTTTGCAGAAACTATGGTTTGGCTCTTCCATTGATTGCCCTTCAATACCACGATGTGAGAATCAACATCGAATACGAAGCCATCGGAAACTTGGTTGTTTACACCAAGGGAACCGGAGAAGCTGCCCCAAAATTCAGCAACTTGACATTTGGAAGCTCTGGTGTTCTTGTTGAATACATCTATCTTGATTCTGAAGAAAGAAGAAGATTTGCCCAAGTTGGACACGAATACTTGATTGAACAACTTCAATTGTACGAAACCAACTTGCAAAGCGGATCTACTTCCCAACAATTTACATTGAGTTTCAACCACCCATGTAAGGAAGTTGTTTGGGCTCATCGTTGCGGTAACTTCAACGGAGCCAACGGAAGCTCTTTCTTGGGATACTCTCACACTGATAGCTGGGCTGCTGCTCTTCAATCTGCTGCTGAAAGTTTGGCAAGAAGCATGATCGTAATTGACGGAGAAAGTGCCCCATCTGGAGCAACAACCGCAACTGTATCTGCCACCACAACTGATGCAGTTTTCTCCAACACTGCTGCTGTATCTGGAACAACTTTGAGATTTACATCTGTTGATGCTCCATCTGCTGCTGCTGATATTACATTGATCACCAATGCTCTTATGGCAGGATCAGTTAACTTGTGCTCCAAATTGGGAACTGTTTCATACGACTTGTATTTCAGTGGAACTGATTTGGCATCTGTTGGTGTAAGTGTTTCCGGACACAGCCTAACTCTTGATGATTTGTCAATCCCAATCGGATCCATGACTGATTATCGTGTTGCTGATACTGATTCCGCCGATGCATACGTTGTCCAATTGAACAACTATGGTCTAAGACTTGATGGTAAAGGAAACATGGTCACTGAAGGTAACTTGTCATTGAACGGACAAGCCAGATTCGCAAAACAATCCGGTGCATTCTTCAATTACTTGCAGCCATGTGATCACCACACCAGAACCCCAGCTGATGGTGTTAACGTTTATTCCTTCGGACTTCACGCTGAACAACATCAACCAACTGGTACTTGCAATCTTTCTCGTATCGATACAACCAAGTTGGAATACAAAGTTGCCGATGTTCTATCTGGTGACAGATCAAGCTCCACTGCTTTCAACATCTACTCTGGTACTATTGTATATATCTTTGCCGTGAACTATAACATTCTTAGAATGATGGCGGGCATGGCAGGTGTGGCGTATTCTAACTAAATGTCTCGAGACAATATAATAATAATAATTATTGTTAATTCACTACTTTTTGTAGTTTTACTTTAGGTAAAATCATAAATATGTCTAAATTTTATGATATTATAAATCAAATAAATAAATTAATTATCCCCATGTTTCTTTTTCATGAATTTATCGGTTGCTTCTGCTAATTGTTGATGAATTTTTTTCTGCTGTTCATCTTTTCTTTCTTGCTTTTGTCGTTGTTTACGTTCGATTTTTTCTTCTTCTGTAAGTTTTGGTTGTGATTTTTTTAACTTTTTTACTACTTCTGTACCGCTTATAGACATTTTATTCAGCGTTTCTATTCTATCTTCGGCTTCTTTTATTTTTTTTGTATTTCCGCTATTTATAGCTCTCTGTCTCATTTTTCTAGCTGCATCATATTGTTTTTTTCCTTCATCTCCATATTTTTGAATGCCAGTTTCTTTTTTTATGGGTTTATCTGTATCAGATTTTTTATCGACAGATGGTTTTTGCATATATCGTTTCATTTCAGAAAGTTTACCCATTAATCTATCCATATCGGATATATTCACTGAAAAATTTTTTGCTTGATTTGACACAGCTGAAGTAAATTTAAGAATCTCCATACATTTGATTTTATAGTCAATATCTTCACCGTCACCGTCACTATCATTGTTATCTTCACATAAAAGTTCCCTTGATTGGTTTCTGGGTGTTGTTTCAAAGTCTGAATCCGAGTTATCTCTATCCATTTCTTTCGTACTGATATCAGCATTTACTTTTTTATTTTCCTTATTTTTCTTCAATTTTTTTGGTCTATCCTCAACTTCTTTAATAGCACGCACATTGTTATCTGATTCTAAAATACCATAATAATCGCTGTCCGATAAATTTGAATTTTCATTATCACGTTGATGATGATCATTCATCAAATTATTTAATATTTCATTTTCTTCAAATAATTTATTGACATGAACGTCAGTTTTTTTCTTCATTTCATTATTTAAATTATCCATAAACTTTTTTTTATCCAAAATATAAATCATTTTATATAATTTTTTTACTACGTTGTGCAATGCATATTCTTTTTTTAAATAATTACATACAGAACAACATGACAGACAATTATCAAAAACATATCCTTTGTCATTATTTACTCGATCTATTCCATGGTGAAAATATCCATTTACATTTTTTCCACACATATAGCAATTTTGATATATTAACATGGTATGTTGTTCTTTAGTCAAATTAAATTCTTTTTTTCTGTTTTTTGCGCTGCGTTTACAACCCAAATAAGTTGTTCCCCAATTTTTCTTAGTTATTTCTTGTATTTTATATTTTTCTCCGCCATATCCAAGCATATTATTAAGTACATTTCTCGCAGTATTAATAAAATCGTCATACGAAAGTTGTCCCTTCATATAGTTACACATACTACAACAAGCACATGTATTATCTGTAGTATATCCTTTCGTGTCGTCTATTCTGTCAATTCCACATCTTCCTTTGCTATCATGTTCTCCGCAATATCCGCAAACAGAATCAAAATAATTAAATACCTGTTGTTCGGTCAAATCCCATTCTAAATTACGTTCTTGTGCTCTATATTTATATAGCCTAAGGCCGCATTTCTTATTGCTTTTTTGTGCTTCGTAATATAATTTCATACGTTCCTCGTTGTTGTCTCTATATTCTTGAGCTTGTTGAGCCATTTTTTTGTTATATTCTTCTTCACCCATCTCAAGTTTTTTGGTTTGTTTATGTAATTTATGTTTTAATGACGATAATTCTGGATTAGATTTCCAATATTCTTTACTTCTTCTGGCAGCTTCATCTGATTTTTTAACAACGACTCTTTTTTTATCTTTATTTTTTTCGTTGTATTTATTTCTGCAGGTTCGACATTGATCTGTTACCTTAAAGCTTTCATTAACAAAATCCACAACGAGCTTTTCGTCTCTGCAATTTTTATTGATGCATTTCTTTTTTAATTTTGTCATGAGACCATACGTATTAAGCGATTTTAATAAAATATCGTCAAGTGATACATTAATAGATCCTTCATACTTATTTCCATCTAACATAGCGCTTAATCTATCAGTAAATTTTTTATGTTTAATACTTTGATACGTTTCATTTAATTCATTTTGTATATCTTCTAGAGCCACTTCATTATTTTTATCAAGTTCTTTAGCTTCAGCCTTGATATTATCTCGGCGTTTAGTTTCTGCAACATTATCCGATTTTCTGCATTCTACGCAAATATCATGTTTGTCACCCAAATCAATTCCTTCCAAACATTCTTTACTATGATGCCATCTCCTGCAAATTTTCTTTCCGCCTCTAATAATGTCGTCCTTCAATTTATCTACTAAATTAGACTCATGACATTTTCCACAATATTCACCATTGCCAAATTTATCATTTGCTTTATTATTACAAGTGTTTGATTTACATTTATTTTCTACATTTTGATTTTTTTCATACAATCTATTTTGTTCTCCAGTTTTTCTACATTTTTGACACGTTCCATATTCTGGACTATCGCAAAATGTTCTGTGGCAAGTTGGAATTGTGCATATCTTAGAACTGGCTAACATATCATCTGTAAAATCTTTTAAGTATTCATGTTTCTTGCAATATTTAGAATTGGATATTTGATGGCTTGAGCATTGTTTAGTTTTATCGATACTAATTAATGCTTCGCAATATTCTCCGGCTGTTTGTTTTCTTTTCTCGTTTTGGTTAGTATCACTTTCTGTACATTTTACACATCGTTTATTATTTCCTTCGAACCATTTCTTACATTTCGAACATGCGTTGTATTTTGTATCACCATCAGCAATATTTTTAATTTCTTCGTCTGTCATATCAAGCATATACCTATGTTTAATACAGTATCTGTCTGGAGATTTGGCGCCCAATTTTTTACCACAAATCTCTCGTTTTTCAGTAAGTCCTTTACATAGCGTCATAAAAGTGTTGATTATAATATATAATATGTATGTTTCTTTTAAATAACATAATTCAAATTCAAATTTTATAAAATAGATTGGAATAATATATAATGCATAACAAATTATTGTATATTATCATGATATTTGTAATTATCATGCACGCATTAGATATGAACCATATAACAATATATCCAATAACCAATAAATATTACTACAATAAGTGCAGAGTTTGTCCATATAGAAAAAAAAAGACATTTAATTATTATATTAATTCCTTAAAATTTACGAGACTTGACGAAAAGAAAAAGTTGGCCAATAAAAAATACGCAAAAGAATATGTTATTGCAAATTTTAAAGAAATAAATGTATTATCAAATTTGTTCGTGATAAAAAATCCACAAGATATTTTTAATGTAAATATTAACGAAAAAATAATAATTAAGTCAACAATTGGAACAGGACGTAATAAAATAGTAAACAAAATAAATTGTAAAAATCATAGCAAACTTTTTAAAATAATAAAAAAATGGAATTCTGAGAGACATTGGTCAACTACTAAATTATTAAAACACACTCAATTGTACGAACCACAATATGACACTGATCCGAACGATAACGAGATATTGATTGAAAAATTTATAGAAAAACTGGATGAATATAGTTTTCATATGGTTAACGGAAATATATTATTTATTCAAACTGATCGAGGTGGTAGGATGAATAGATCTACAAGCTTGTATGATATAAACTGGAAATTGCTTAAAATAAGTTGCGGAGACAGAAAACCTGCAAAAGGCATACATAAACCCAAAAGTTTTAATAAAATGATTAAATTTTGCAAAGATTTTTATAATAAAACTAAGCTTGAATATGTTAGAATAGATATGTATGACATACATGGTAAAATATATTTCGGGGAATTTACATTTACACCATATGCATGCTCATGTTATATGTCGGACAACTATGATGAAAAAATATATAACAAAATACAACAGTCAAATAAAGTGTGATAATATGACATAAAATATTATAAATAAATACAATAATATAATGAATAGTTCAATGATGATATACACGATTTCGTTAAAATTATGATAATTTTAGCGAACCTATTAACAATTGAGTTTGACCATGATATTAGAAACGGAGAATATGTATTATTTAACAACGAAAAAAAGTAAGCACTATTAGTTTATATGGAACAAATGGTGTAAGAGCCATTGATTTCGCTATAAATAAAAATTTTGATATTGGCAAGTTATGCATTAAAAGAAATGGAAATGTGGTTGATTTTTCTCAATATATTGTTCGTGATTTCACAACAAAATAATTATTCATTTTAACCCATAAGCATATTAAAATTTTCTTCTAAACAAGCCACTAAATCTATTTTAGGTGTTAGTGGTTGATTTGTTTTATTTTTGCACATCAAAAGTTTTATTAGTAAATTCACAATTTACATATCCAACACTAAAATATCCGCCATTTGGAGACGGGCTATAAACGTCCCATGCAAAATTTTCATGTTGTTCGTTATTAACTGTTCTAACATATGTTCTAACGCGGTTATCACGTAGAGAATTAATAAACATTAGATATGCATCACCGTATTCAATATCACTAAATTTATCTATTGCATTTAGATCAATGGTAGCGATACATATATGTTTTTCACATGAATATTGACTCATACTAAATTTAACAAAATATACAGTTTTTTTATTACTATTCCCAAACAAATACCAAATGCATTGATTTTGATCAAATATATAAACATCTCCCAAACTTTCACATTCATTTGAAATACATCGTCTTGCATTTATATTTTTTTTTAAATCATCATAACATAATAAATGATGTGCATCTGTATTACATCCCAATGTGTCAACCATATAATTAGAAAGATTTGATTTGATTTTTTCAATATAATCATTTTTATTTAAAGACCACCATTCTTTCATTTTATGCGTTGCATCAGATCTGTAGCACTGAACTTCATGTGTTACATTACCACCTCCATTAAATGCGACATAATATGTGCTTTTCAAAGCATTTAACGTACATTTATCATCATATTGCATCATTTGAGTAATTATTTGATAACGTCATTTATATAAAAATAAAGTAATAGACATAACATAATTCAATCTTTATTCATTGATATTTATTCATTGATATTTATTTATGGATGTTCATTGTATTTTTTTAATATATCAGCACTTTTATTTTTTTTAGCCAGTTCAACATATTTATTTTTATTAATATGTTTAAGTTCTGGACATTTTTCTATAATCCAGTCAAATAGTAATGGTACATTTGATGTACATGCAGTGCACATTGTACGATTAAACATTTTAATTGTGTCAGGTGTATATGGTTTTGATTTTGCATTTAATAAAAGTACTAGAGTTTCATAATCCCAGTGTTCTATTTGCGAAAAAATATCATAAGTACAATAATCAATCAGTGAACTATCAACCGACAAAAGCCAGTAAATAATTTGTGTGTCTCTCTCAATGCACGCATTTTTAAAAGCCTTGCCATTCGAATAATGGACGTCAATTGTCAAATTGTTGCGTATTGTTTCTGTTGATATTATTTCACTTTTCATAATTGTAGTATGTCCATCTATGCGACATCGAGTTATATTTAAATATGCATCAGTAAATGTTATTGATTTGCCATATTTAAACAAAAACACTGAGCATTCTAAATTTTCATCTGGAGAATTTTCCGATGAAAGTTTGCAAAATAATTCGTTATAATCGATATCAATTAACAAAGGTGACTCGAACGATAACAACCATCTTAACATATCTATTGAAGTTTCATGTGAAATCATTTCCTTGTTAAAATAATTTGATAATGTGTTGTCATATTTTAACAATATTTTTGCGCATTTCAAAGAATTTTTATAGTATGCACCAAGCGACGCAAACATTGCTGACACTAAATATTTTTCCAGCATTTTTATTTTTTTTGATTCTATTAACCACTCAAGTATTTTACAACTATTATTATGACATATCACGTTTAAAATATTGTTATGTTTAACATCTTCGTAAAATTCATTATATGTTGTTACATTTATGTCAATAATATCATCCGAAAAAATACTAACAATGGTTTGCAGCACTTTTAAATTATCATTAGCACAACATATCAGCACTAATAGCTCGTAACATTCTATTGTTAAATTTGCATACTTTAAGATAAACCAGTCTATAAAAATATCCATTTTAAATTTCCACGAATTATGCCACATGTGTGTAAGTATCTGTTTGCATGTTTTAATATTAATAGTTATGTGACTAGATAACCATTCGTAAATTGCATTATTATCATCTTGCGATATGTCATTATCATAATTTTGCATTGAGCATGATTTTAAAAAT